TAAAGACGTTAGCAAAGATTCAAAAGTATTACACACGGTTCATCAACGCAGAGATGGCGGTTGAGAACAAGCATGAGACATGGCGAATTTTGGATTTATTCGACCGTGGACAGCAATGGGACGGTGCGAATTTACCGCCGTGGGTTCCAAAGCCAGTAACCAATTTCATTAGGTATTTCCGCACATTGAAACGTGCGAATCTTGCATCAGCAATTCCTGCGGCACATTTTTATTCCGAGCATCCTGCCGATTTTGAAACGGTGAAGAATCTACAAAAAGCGTATGAGCATGTGTGGGCAGTGGAGAAAGTAGACCGCACGATTCGTAGATGTATTGACCGTGCTTTGCTACAAGGAACGTCCATTGCCTATGTATACAATGACGATACCTATGTAAGTGGAAAATACTATGGTGAAGAAGACCCTGACAACCATTTGTATGTAGGGAAAATTTGTGTAAAACGGATTCCAGTGGGGAATTTTTTTCCAGACCCGAATGCGTACTCTTTAGATGAGTGTAAATACATCGAAGTAACTGAAGTGCTTCCATTAAAAGAAGTGAAGAACACACCAGCTTACCGGAAATACGCAGGACAAAAGTTAGAAGACATTACATCGGCTGATTTAGATTTCGATACCGATGCTTCAGGTGATTTTTACGAACGGAAAGTCACAAAGTTAAACACATCGCTAACGAACGTAAAAGGTGATGAGTTAGTTACGGTGCATTGCCATTGGGAACGCTATAAAAACAAAGACGGCGCATGGCAGGTTGATGTAAGTTACTATCTTCGAAATTCGGATTTCTTCCTTCTGCGGATTGAAGATGTGAAACCGTCAGAATATCCGTTCGCAATTCTATATGATGAGGAAGAAGAGAATGACTTCTGGGGTCGATCCACATGTCAGGATATCATCGACAACATGAAAATCGTCAATCGGATTTCGCAAACATCGGCAATCATTGCAACCTTGCATCAAAATCCACAAAAGGTTGTGTGGAAAGAGTCAGGGATCAATGCGCAAGAGATGGCGAAGACAGGTAACTTGGCGGGGAAAACGTGGACTTCCAACGTTCCAGCAAACCAAGCGGTGACGCATATTCAGCCACCGGAGATTTCACGAAGTCTTTTGGAAGTAGAAGACCGATTGAAAAACGATATGCGTGAGATTGTTGGAGTAACGGAAGCCTACACCGGACAGTCCGTTGGTTCACTTACAACATCAACAGGGGTAAACAGCCTAATCGAACGTTCTTCAGTTCGGGATAAAGATAAGATGATTCAAATTGATGACTTCGTAGAACGTGTTAGTTATTTGATTGTACTAAATATCATGTACGGTTGGGATCGTGTACGTCCGATTATGACGTTAGAGAAAAATGGCGAACCTCGTTACGATCTGTATGAGCCGCTTGATCCGATTACGATGGACAACCTAGAGATTCGAGTGCGTTCAAATGTCTATGCTCGTGCACCAATTACACAAGAGTCGAAGCGTCAACAAGCTGATAAGCTTATGCAGATGCAAGGTCAGTTCCAATATAATCCGCCATTGATTACACCAGAAGAATGGTTGAAGTTCCAAGATTTCGACATACAAGATGATATCATGAAACGCATGGAACAAGATCGCAGAAAATTAGAAAAAGAACAACTAGACGAGAAAGCAGGAATGACTGTACAATTAGCTATGCAAGCTGCACAGATGTTGGCGCAAGGTGTTCCGATGGAACAAGTACAGGCGCAAATTGCTCAACTATATGAGCAGCAAAAAGAAGAAGAGTCATCAGGACAACAAGCCAGTGCAAGAGAACAAGGTGTACCACAAGGAACAACTGATGCTTTAGCAATGCAAGCTATGGCACAAGGGATGTGATGAGATGGCAAAGACACCTGCTTGGCAGCGCTCGGAAGGAAAAGACCCTAAAGGTGGTCTGAATGCAAAAGGTCGAGCAAGTTACAACAAAGCAACAGGTGGAAACTTGAAGCCACCTGCACCGAATCCGAAAACGAAAGAAGATGCTGGGCGCAGGAAATCATTCTGCGCTCGGATGGAAGGTATGAAAGCAAAGAATACTTCCAGTAAAACGGCGAAAGACCCGAACTCGCGGATCAATAAATCGCTTCGTGCATGGAACTGCTAAGGAGGAACAGCGATGCCATTAAAAAAGGGAAGTTCACAAAAAGTAATTTCTTCTAACATCCGCACGGAAATGAAGCATGGCAAACCGCAAAAGCAAGCCATTGCGATTGCTTTATCTAAAGCAGGGAAGTCAAAGAAGAAATGAAAAACAAATCGAGAGGATGTGGCTGTGAGATGAAAGGTAAAGGCATGGGTGGCGCATACGGTAAGATGGAGAAAATGATGGGTAAGAAAGACGTTGAGAAAAAAGGCATGAAAGAAGGCTCGAAAGCCGACATGAAAAAAGATATCGGAATTATGATGTCCGTTAAAATGGGCAAAGCACCGATGAAAAAGAGTGGTAAAAAATAATTCCATGTGCTATTCTTTAGGTATCTCCTTTGTTTTAACATAGATAAGGCGACATGCTTGTGCATGTCGTCTTTTTTATTGACAGAAAATTTGTCTACCTGTATTCTTATATTGTCGGGTGGTTTCCGCAAAAGACCAATTTATAAAAAAAATTTTCGCATCCCATGCGCAAAAAGGGAAAGGTGGATTTTTATGAGTATCGAAAATTGGTTACAAGAACTTGGTGTGGAAGCGGAGACGAATGAGTACGGTGAAGTAGAGACAGAGGTTGAAGCAGAAGCAGAAGCCGAGGAACAAGAACCAGAAGATACTTATGAAGAAGAAATCGAAAACGAGGATGAGCCAGTAGAGGAAGCGTATGAACAAGAACCTCGAAAACAGACTCGTGAAGAAAATGCATATTACGCAGAACGTAGACGGCAAGAACAGATTGAAAAAGCTGTTCAAGAACGGTTACGTCAGACGAAAGAATATCAGACCACAAAGCTCATATCAGAAATGTACGGTGTTCCTGAAGAACAATTGTACGAACAACTGTATGAAGCAAAGTTGGCAAAAGAAGCACAATCACAGAATGTTCCAGTTGAGTATCTGCGCGAACGTGAGGAACTTCGGAAGCAACAGCAACAACTCCAAGACCAACTTCACACCATTATGTTTCAGCAATGGCAGTCGCGTATTGAAACCGAAAAAGCAAACCTGAAAACACAGTTTAACATGCTTTCGGATGCTGACTTGGAATCGGCGGCTTACTATATGCTAAACGACTTGAAACGGACTGACCTCCCACTAGAGAATGCGGTGTTTGCACTCCACGGTGCAAAGATTCTTGGAGGATTGAAAAATACAGCAAAGAATGAAGCGCTTGCTGAAGTATCTGGTCGAAAGAAAAGCCCCCTTCCAGTGAAAGGCGGCAAATCAGAAAGTGCTGTGTCGCTGTCTGATGAAGAACGTTACATTGCAAAGAAACTCGGACTGACAGATAAAGACTACGCTAAATGGAAAGAGGGGTAATGTAAAATGGCATTTACTTATGCTTATAGCTTGGACAGCACACTGTCCCCAGCACAAGATTTCGCATTGGCATCTGCGGCAACGTATACACCTGCTTTTGCAGATGTTGTTCGTTTTGACGCAAACGGTGCAATTGTTGCAAAGCATGTTGTCGGTGACTCGGCATCTTCCAAATTGGGTGTTGCTGTAGGTACAAACTTTACAGGTCTTGCACAAGGCGGTACTTATGCCGCTACTACAACTTCGACATATAACCCATCCACAATTGGTAAAGTGTATGTTGATCCAAACGCGGTGTTCCGTGTGAACATCTCCAGTTCTTCAACAATCGCTATCGGTACTTCGTATGGTATTACGACTGCATCTGGCGACCAACAACTTGATCCATCTGCAACTGCATCGAACAACCGTTTCTTAGTTGTAGATTTCGACCGCACGGCGGTGGCTGGCGCTCCGTATGGCTGGGCATTTGTAACAATTCAATCGGCTAACCGTCTGTTCGGTTAATAAAAGGAGGGAATAACCAATGGCAGTTCAACAAGGTAATTATGGACGCTTGCTCGAACCGGGTTTGCGCAAGATTTTCTTTGAAACATATCAAGAGAAACCGGAGCAATACAGCCAAGTTTTTAAGGTTCAAACCTCCGATAAAGCAATCGAAACAGACCTGCGTTTGGGCGGTTTTGGATTGTTCGATCAAAAAGATTCGATGGGTAATGTGATTTACCAAGACCCAGCAGGATCACAAACTTTGCAATACATTCATCAAGAATTCGCTAGCGGCTATGTCGTTGAGCGTAAAATGATTGATGATGAGCAGTACAATGTGATTAACAAAATGAGTGCTGGTCTTGCTCGTGCGGCTCGTGCAACTGTTGAAACACAAGCGGCTACAGTATTGAACAACTCTTTTGTAACAAACGGTTTTGACGGCGCTCCGTTGATTTCCGGTTCCCATAAACGTGCTGACGGTCAAGCGTTCTTAGGTACAGCAGGTAATCGTTTGGCAACTGCTTATGGCGCGGCGGCGGCTGATGGCGCATTGTCCGATCGTAACTTGAAAGCGGCTTTGGTACAAGCCCGCGCACAAACGGATGATCGCGGTATCTTGATCCAATGCCAACCAACTGTATTGATCGTACCTCCTGCATTGGAGTACGTTGCTCGTACATTGGTAGGTGGAACAAACCTTTCTGTACTTGGTACAGGTCAATTAAGCGGTGGCACAACTGATGCTACAACTGCGAAAAACACGTTGCCGGGTCTGAAAATCATCGTTATGGATTACCTGACTTCCACAACTGCTTGGTGGATCGCTGATCCTTCCATCACACAATTGAACTTCTTCTGGCGCAAAAAGTTGGAGTTCAAAAACATGGAAGACTTCGACACGATGCAAGCAAAATATCGTGCATATATGCGTTTCTCCGTAGGTTACAGCGACTATCGCGGAATCGTTGGTTCTGCTGGTACTGGTGCAGCGTAATTGTAAAATAAAGAAAAGCCCCTCCCTCATTGGTGAGGGGCTTCTTTAGATAGAAGGTGCTTTATGAAAAAGCCAGAAATTTTAACAAAGGAAGAAGTTTTCTTTGATTACTACTTTTCAAAGTTGATCGAAGAACAAAAGAAAACAAATGAGCTTTTGAAACAGCTTTTAGGCGAAGGGGGTAAGGAACATGTCATTGGTAGTAGAACCCGGAAATCAGTTTGAAACCACCATTTCCATTCGTAACATTGCGGCAATTACACCAAGTAATACAGTCGATCTTCCGAATCCGACAAAAGCAATTTATGTGAGCGCAACATCGACACTGGTAGTCGATACCATTGGTGGTCAAACAGGTGTCACCATCTCTAGTTTAGCAGGTGGAATCTGGCATCCGATTCAAATAACTCGTGTATATGTAACAGGTACATCTGCATCTGGACTATTAGGGAGTTGGTAGTATGTATCTTTTAGGTCTGTATATGTATCGCCGTGTATTAGGGTATTTGTTTCCTAGTGAAACGCTTTATCCAAGTAATACGCTCTATCCTAGTTAAAGGGGTGACAATCAATGCCGTATGTAAAAACAGTGTGGGTCAACGGAACATCACCTGCGCTTAATGATTCAAACTTAAACAAAATCGAACAGGGTATTTTTGATTCGGTAAGGCAAGACGGTTCGACCACAATGTCCGGTCAATTCGTTACTACGGCTGGATCAGCCGCAACACCTGCCATTGCGCCAACAGGCGATAGCAACACAGGAATTTTTTTCCCTGCCGCAGATACTATTGCTTTCGGCGAAGGTGGAGCCGAAGCGATGCGGATCAATTCAAGT